ATTTAATGTAAGTATATCATTATTATTAAACTCACAATGCATTATCAATGGACATTCTATTATTATTGGATTTGTATTAATATAATACATTACTTCTGTATCATCACTTTCTTCGTATAATATATGAATCGTGAAATTAATTATAATAGATCCTGAACCTTCTTCTGGTATATTGTAAGGACTATAATTATTTTCAATTATATTATAATAATCTATATTAGATCCTATTAAATTATCTTTAAAAATATAACCTTGTCCTGCTTTATGTTCATCAGTTTTTTCTAAAATTATTGATTTGATATCTTCAGTTTTATAAAATCCTATATATACATTCATATCATATGTAGTTATACCATCTACCTCTTCAACTGAAGTTGATTTACATTCATTTGTAAAAATGTTATAGTTATTATAATCATAATCTGTAAGATATAAGTTTATATTGGTATTTAAAAACGGATCATTTGTTATAGGATTTATAACCAATGGTATAGTATTTGAAGACCATATAGCATTTTGAACAGGTGGTAAAAGATCTAAATATATTATATGGTTTTCAATTGTTATATTACTACTTAATGTTAATTCTAAATTGCTGAATATTAATTCAGTCTGATCGTAATTTGTTTTAATTATATTACAATTGGGTTCATAATCAACAGTTATATATAATAAAGGATCTTTTATAATATCATATTCTTTGTAAGTATCTTTACGATGTATATGTAATAAACTATTATTATTATTGTTCCATTCTATTTTTGTATCATAATCTACTACATTAACTGGATTTTTAGTATCACCAATTGTAAGATGATTTTTATTATCAATAGACAATGTTGGTAAATAAATACTATTTGAGCTAATATTAATATTATCTTTTATATTTATTTCACCATTTTTATTTATTGTAATGGTATCAGCAACTTTTAATATATTTTCTAAATTACTATTATTATTAATATTAATATTAATAATATTAGAACTATCTAAGGTATTGCGAATAACATTAACACTATTTAATAATTTTGGATTATCAAATACACTTTGATTTAATTCTAAATTATTAATTATTATATTACATCCTAATATATTATCTATAGTATCTACATATAATGTGTTAGTATGAATATTACTATTAAAATGTGTAGTTTTATTTATATCTATAATATTTGATGATAATATAATATCATTATTGATATTTACATTTGATGTATTAATAAGTAGATCATTTTCAATAATTACATCATATAATATTGCCTCATTATTAACATTTATCTTATCTAAATTAATATTAACACTGAAAGTTATATTACTATCATCAATTACTAATAATTCTTCATTATCTCGTTTAATAACAAAATTACAATTTACAGATCCTATTTGATAATAATTATTTATATTAATGTAAGTTTCAGTATCTATTGCGCTTGTATTATTTAATTTTAATAATTTGGATTGTGTAGTATCACTTAATGATAAAGTGTTAAATTGTGATGACATTTATTTTAAATATATAAACTAAAATGTTAATATTTTATATTTTAATTGGATTATTATCTGCTTCTATTTCCGCATTTTTTTCTTCATTTATTCCTATATATTATGCTACTTTAATTTCAAGTTTATTAACAGAATCTAGTAATCTATACGATGTTATGATATCGTATATATTTTATAAAATATTGGCTAATATATTTGGAGGTATTAGAGGTTTCTTATTTAGTATAATTATGTTTAAACATTCTGCTATTAAAAAAAAACAAATATTATTTAAATTATCTTCATTATGTTTATCGTATTTTAATAATAAAAAATCTAATGAAACAATAGAATTAATAACCAAAGATGCTAATATCTTAAGTGATTTATTTATTTTACATCTTAATATATTTGTTAGAACTACTATACAATCATTATCAACTATTTATATTTTTTATAATATGAATATACAATATGATTTAACTATTTTATTGTTTATTTTATGTTTTTTTCAATTATTATTTAATTATTTGTATCATAAATACATTTATCATAAGTTTATACACGAAAAAGATCGCTTGACTAAAGAACAAAATAATTATATTGATGATTATATTCATAAAATTGATAGCTATAAAACTAACTGTTTAGATAAATCATTAATTACTAAATATATTGATTTAGAAAATCAAATTGGTATTAACAATATTAAAGAAGCTTTTTATTATGGTATTGATCTAATATTATCTAATACATATAATACTTTTATAATTTATTTTATAATATCATATGGTATTCGTAATAATATAAGTTTAGTAATTATACATCAATTATTATTATATATAGATTCAATAATTAGTATATTAGAATCATATAGACATATTATAACTAATACTTATAAAAATACTTGTGTAATTAAAAGAGTTCGCGATGTATTAAATATTCCTAATAATTCTTTAAATTGTATTAAATATATACCAGATTTTAGACCTGATATATGTATTAATAATATTACGTTTTCTTATAATACGTCTATTGTATATAAAGATTTTAGTAAATCTATACCATTTGGATCTAAACTTGGTATTTACGGTAAATCTGGTATTGGTAAAAGCACTTTATTAAAATTATTAATCAAAATGTATAAAGTTAATGAAGGTGATATTGGTTTTAATAATATTGATATACAAAATATTGATGATGATTTTTTTTATAATGACGTAATTGGATATATAGCACAAGAACCTCTATTATTAGAATTAACAAATAATATTAGGTGTGATAGTAATTTAATGAAAGACTTTACAAAAGATATACCAAATACTAAGATGAGTGGAGGACAAAAACAACGATTTACTATTTGTAATATATTAAATAAAAATAGACCTATTGTATTAATGGATGAACCTACATCTGCCTTAGATAATCATAATCAACAGTTATTTATAGAAATTATAAAAGAAAAGTATAAAGAATATACTTTTACATTTATACTTGTTAGTCATAATCTAGAATTATTAACTGAATTATGTAAGGATATTATATATCTTTAGAACTTATTATAGATCAACCACCATTCTAATGTTTCTGGCTTGGTTATATCACTATAACACGGATAGCTTCTAAACTTATTTTTATCATTTAAACCGGACTTACGTTCTTTATACACTGTTTCAGTTGATATTATATGCTTGCCCTTACGAGTAGCACCTGCTGATCTATAGAAGCCATCTTCATCTACTTTCTTTTTATTTGGACCACGACCATAAGTTTCTTTTGGTAAATGATCTTTAAACCATTTAATCATTTTGTCTTGAGTATCAAATTCTTTAATAATAGGTTCATTTGATTCTTCACTATTTTCAAATTGTTCAATGTTATTAGTGCTATTAAATGTTCCTTTACTTATAGATTTATTTTCTTTTTTAACATATTTAGTTGTATTTGTATTCCATATAACATCAGTATAACTCATATTATTGTCCAGTAATTTTTCATAATTATTAATACTCTCAATATTTGTATAGCATATGCTAATACCGTTGTCGTCATAACCTGTTAGACGTCCTACAGCACCTTGAATTATACTAGAATCATTTGTTTTATCTGTGTATCTTTCATATGAAATACCAATATGGGTCTTATGTTGGGTTTTGGCACATCTTAGTATTTCGCAGTAAAAAATAATTGTATGTTGTGTTGGTGCTATCTTTAACACCGTATTTATATCTTTTTTATCAGTTTCTAAAAAATCAGTATTAAAGACAATATTATCGTTTTTAAATATTGTTGTAAAGTTTGAGATTACTTGTGTTTGCTTTTCTTGCTTTTTAGACGGAACTCTAATTAAATGATACATAGGGGTTTTATATCTTAATATTGGAGTCTTCAATTCATTAACATTTTCAATAACTTCAAGTGATTTATATTCAAATATTCTATTTTGTATTAAAAAATCAAGTGTTCCAGTATAACCTTTACCTGTTTGTAAATATACGGTTTTAGAATGTTCTTTCCATTCTTTTAAATCAATTATGTTTCCATCAGGTGTTGCTGAAAACTGCACTATTTTAATATCATTATCACATAGATATTCTAAATCATAGAAACTACATTCAGTAAAGATTTTATTTATTGTTTGATTGTTCTTAGAAGCAACTTGTATTTCATCCATTATAATCAATACATTTTGTTGTTTTTTTATTTTGGTAATAAACTTATCATTTAAATTAGGACGATGTAATATTTGAGATTTTAGTATATTAGGAAAACGATTAATAGTATCAGTTTTCCATTGTTTATCTGATAAACCTGTAATGATATAGATATTTTCAATTGGTATTAGATTATTATTTGTAAATTGTTGGATTGTAGAAATCATACAACCTGTTTTACCACATTGAGTTCTACCATATACACTTACTGATATAACATTATCATCTTTAAAATAACTAACAATGTTATTTGCTGTATAAATTTGATTATCATATAACTTACTAATTTGTTGATTTAATTTTTTAATATTTTTAGCAATTATTACTTTTTCGTTGCTAGTATATTCAACAGCGGTTCGTGTAAATTGAGACATAGTTGTGATGTAGCCTTATGTTATCATTTTTTTTTAAGTGTAGTAGAATTAGTTCTTTTATTTATTAGTGGTGTTAGTTTGGTTTTTGAAGTTGATTTGATTTTTGAAGGTTTTTTTGGTTTTCCTCCTGTTGTTGTTAAATCTGTTTTACTTTCTGTTATATCTATTTGTAATAAATTTATTCCACTTACTTTTAATATTGCTTTATGTAATATAGGACTTTTTGTAGAGCAAGTTTTTATAAACTTTTTTAAACTTGTAATTTGTTTTGGAGATAATTCTTTATGTTTAGATTTAATATCTGATATCATTTCAAGCATTGTATTTGTGTTAGGATGAAATATAACATTTAATGAAGTAATATCGGAAACAATTTTGTTGTATTTATCTGAAGTATTCTTGCTATTTTGTAGTGTAGTATCCGCACTAATTTGTTCTGTTTTTGCAAGTTCAACTGATTTTACAAATTCTTTAATTTTTGCAAATTCTACAATAAATTTATCTATACTATCTGTATTTTCAAATATATCATATTTTGAAAATTGTTTTTTTTCATCAGTAATTGGATAAGAATTATGATTTTTATATTTACTTATTTCACTAATGATATTTTTAAGTTCGTTAGTTTTGATAAAGTTATTTATTTCACCAGTTAAACCATTAAATATACTAGCTTTTTTATCACTAAAATCTTTTATTGCTTTTATTTTTACAATAATTTCTTTATTAATATTTTCTATAAATGTATCATCATCAATCATATATGTTTCTATTGTATTATCATTATATGCAACACCATCTTGTAATTTAGTTTTGCTAGGATTTTTAAAAATTTCCATAAAAAACGTAATATATCGTGATAATTGCAATTTGTAATTAGTTATTTTGTCGTTAGTTTGTATAGAAGTAAATTGGTCTTGAATTAGTTTTAATAAATCGTAAAATAAGTCACATATTGATTTCAAATCTTTAAAGTCATTATAGTTTTTATTGTTTAAATCAGTCAAAAATAAATTAGCTATATAAATATGTATTTTTTCATCTTCACTATTGTAAAATGTTAAATGTGGCGTTGATTTTTTTCCAGTAAAAATAGATAAATGTATTATTTCTTCATTATCTTTAATTAATTTTAAAAATCCTTTTTGTTCTGTTTGTTTATAATCAAACCGAACATATTCGTTTTTTCCATATAATATCTTTATTTTTTGTTTTGATAAAGCATCTATACCTTTACTTAACAACGCTGTTACTCTGTCGTCTATACTAGATACAAGTTTATCTTTAGGATCAAGACTCAATTTATATACACCTCCCTTTATATAAGGTCTTCTCAAATATATTTTATTGTTTTTAAAATCTATTGTAATATTTACCATTTATTATACTAACTGAAAATTATAATCTATAAGTTTTTATTATTTTTTTAGGTTTTCTAGTTTCTACAATATTAAATGGTATTAAAATATTTTCAATTATATACAAAAATACATCATAATCGGTTTTATCTGTATATTTTTTCATTAATATATCTAAAATATTGTTTAATGTATCTTTTATTTCTTTTGGTGGTGATACACTATTTGAATTGCTAAAACTTTCATTTAAAAATGTAGGTATTATTTCACTATAATCTGATATTTGTTCCTTTTTATTTTTTATTTCAGTTGCATAACTATAATCATATATCATTATATTATAATTACACGCTTTTACATAAAAACTTGTTTCATTATATATATATTCATAATAACCTTTCTCATTATTATTATGCCATAAGAAATTACCACCGTGTATATCTTTATGTAAATGATTTGTTAAAATATGAAAAGAACCTATAGCAATTAAAGTTTGTGCAAAAATATTAAAAAATAATTTAGTATCTTCTAATATATTTGGTATTAAACTACTTAGATCACCATTTGCCAATTCATTTATACTTAATAATTTATGATTTTCAGATATATCTTTATCACATTTTATTGCTTTATACATTATAGGAAAATGTTTAGACTTTTTTGGTATTATTATTTTATCTCTAACCATTTGCATTAATTTAATTTCATTCATATTTTCTTTTGTTATTTTCATAACTTTAGTTGCTATTGGAAATGTTCCAAAAATGTTTAAAATTGATGTTTTATAAATAATGGAATTAGTACCTTTAGAACTAAATAATTTTTCAAGATGCAAAATATTTTTAACAGTAAAAGTATCTGTAAGTTTTCCTGGTTCTAAACAATCATTGTCTTTTATTGATTTAAGATTATTTTCAATATAATGTAAATATTTTACACGATTATCCAAAGTATTTTTATCTATAAATAATTTACTACGTAAAAACCTTTGTATCTTTTTTATATCTGTTTCTTCTAAAAAATCTTGAACAAATATAGATTTTGATTTACTATTACTTGAATCTTTTGATGAACTGCTTCTTGACGATCTACCTGATTTTATTTTTTTATTTATGTTTTCTTTAACTTCTTTAATAGAACTCATTTATTATAAAAATGATAAAATTATTTTACATTATTATAATGAAAAAAGTTAAATTTGGAAACAATAAAATATTTGATCATAATGGAAAAATTAAAAAAACTAAATTATATCCTATGAAACGTAGTAATAAAAATGAAAAAATTAAGACTATATCTAAAAGTATAATACAAAAATATTATAAAAAAATTATTCGTAAATGTAAAAATTATTATTATAAAAAACAAAAAATTAAAATATAAATGTATGTTAATGTTTTCTAAAATATTAGACGACGATCCTATTACAAATGAAGTTATTCAAGATATTATTAATACATATAATGACATTATACTTGACATATATTATACATAAACTTACCAAGTATCTTTAGTTCCACCATCATATTCTTTAGCATAACCGTCTTTAACTAACATTTCATTTATATTAATATTATCTTTATAAATTATTGCTAAGGGTCTTCCATATTTATCAAAATCACCGAATAATACTTCTATCATATGAGTATTTTTATTTATCATATTTCTAATATCATTACGTGTGTTATTATCATCTATTACAATATCAGTGAGTTTATTTATTAAATAATTACGTGCTTTAAGACCTAAGTCTTTTTGAGAACCACGTAATTCAGGTGTATCAATACCATATAGCCTTACATTAATCTTAACATAATTAAAGCCCTCTAAATAAATACATACTGTTATAGTATCAGCATCATATATATCTAATATTTTAGCATCTATTTTTTTATTTTTAAAAGTAAATCTAGGTGTATTATCATATGTTTGATTTTCCATTTTACTTTAATAATTTATTTAATTCATTTTTAAGTATAATAATTATTATTAGTTCGATGCAATTATATACATAATATATATTTTTACGTAATAATAAATTAAAAGTATATATAAAATAAAATGAAATATAAAACATAGTTTGTTTTACCGTATAGCTATTGAACTTAATACAAAATAAATAACATATCATTTTACGAAATAATAAATGTGATATAAAAGCATATTCATATTTATTTATTTTTTGAAACTCATTTGTGTAATAAACTAATACTAATGTATTTATAAGTAATAAATAATGAAATAAACTATTATTACCATAATATAATATATGTATTACAAATGTTATAGCAGTTAATAGATCATAATAATAATTTATAATATTATTCCAAAATAATAATGAACATACTATTACTAATATAGTATGAATATATAAATATTTATTAATTATTATTGTATTTAATAATGGTTGTAATATCCATATAGTATTTATACCCAATATTAGTTTTTCATTTTCAGAATAATACATTTGTTTAATAATAAATGCAAAATAATAGATTTGATCTTTATTTTTCTTATTGGATATTATTATGGTTAGTTTTTACAATACTTTTTAATAAAAAAGGTATATTACCTTTTTATAGTTTTATTTTAGCTTTACTATACCATACAGCAATTGTTATATATACATTTATATTAAATAAAAAAAAAATAATATTACATATGATAATTGTAATAATAATAAAAATTATACCAATAATTATAATATACAATTATTATAATAATCGTATAAATTTTAGAAAAGAATTAGTTTTATTTATTATTTTATTTGGTTTATATATTATTTGGAAATATATTATTAACAATGTAGATCTTTTATGTGAAATTAAAGATCTAATTACAAATGGTATTGCTAATGATACACCTCTTAAAAATATTATTCATATGTGTTATAACAACAATTGTTAGCATTAGAGTTGTAAATATGCTAAACGATATAAAGTAATAGTAGTTAGGTGTATTTCTACGTATATTAGGTATTTTTATTATTTAAGATTAATATTATTATTGATTATAATTGGATACTTCACGGTCCAGATGATAATGGTAGATGGAAAAATAGTAAATGGGATATTGAAATGATATATACTGATTATTGTGATTTGAGGGCTATAAATAGTTCTATTGTCAATACAAATATTGTTAATAAAAATCCAAATGGTATAATGCCTAGAAGCATTGTAGATAATTGTGGATTTGATTTTGATAATCTTATATTATTTATAGAAAATTATAAAATGTTTTTGAAATCATTACAATATTTATAATCTTGCAATAGCTGGCAAGTTTCCAAATGCTAATTGAAATCTTATATAATTACTAAATGTTGAATTAGTTTTTAATAATTGATATCTAATTTTTCCGTGTTCTTTTATTTTATTTGTAATTTCTTCTATATTTTTTTCAAGATTATCTGTAGCTTGATCTAAAATAGCTTCAATTATATCATCTGAAAATAATTCTAAGTAGTTTGTCGTGAGCATCTGTTCGTTTGTGAGAGTTGTCATTTTAATTATGAATTTGTTATTATAAACATTTCATTTTTTACCTAAAAAAATATAGTATTCTTACATAATATTATATTTCTTTTTTTTATAGTATGCTTTTCGTTTATTAAATCTAGTTGTAAATATTGAAAAATTATCTACAATATCAATTATTAGTGGTTTTATTATTCTATCAGATACTTTAGATCTTAATATTCTACCTACAGATTGTTCTATATCACTCATCGGTGATACTAATATTAAACTATTTAATGTTGGTATATCAAGACCTTCGCTACTCATATGTGTTGTTGCTAATATTATATTTGCTTTAGCACTTTCATTTAATTTAGTTTGAGACATTCCACCAATATAATATCCCATTGTATAATCAAAATCTGTATCGTTATTCAACAACGTATAAATATCATTTAACAATGCTTTACGTTCTGATAATACTAATAGTTGTCTTTCTTTAGTCATATTTTCTTTAATTGCTTCTACAATAAATTGGATTCTAGGTTTATATGATACCACGTTTCCTAACATTTTAACTGCACTTATTTTACCATTAAACATTGTTTCTATTCTATTATATTCTGGATTATTTGAAGTAAAATGATAATATTTAACATCAATATCATTATCATCAGTATTATTAATTAATTTAATAACGGGTTTTCCTATAAACCATTCAAATACTTTACGTAATCCATCTTTTCTGTTTAAAGTGGCAGATAAACCTAAAACAAAAGGGGAACAAGTTTTAATTAATGCCTGACTGAATACTTCCGCACTACAATGATGAACTTCGTCAATAATTACTAAACCAAAATCTTTAAATATATCAGCATCATAATCACGCATAGCTATAGATTGTAATGAACCTACAACAAAATCTTTATTTTCAATATCAACTTTATTTTGTTTTATTATTCCAATGGTAGAATCTGGTGAAAACATTTTAACTCTTTCAGCAAACTGAACGTTTAAGAAATCTTTATGTGAAATGAACAAGGTTTTGAGTTTTAGACGACAAGCTATATTAATTGCTATAACAGTCTTACCACCCCCACAACCAATACTAACAATTCCACCCATTTTAATAGGATCATCGCAAGCATTTAAGAAAGCATCAACTTGTTCAACTTGATAGTCTCTTAAAGATCCTACAAAGTTCATATTAGGTCTAGTTTCACCTTGACCAATAACATTTCTATCTGGAATACCAAACCTTTGTAATCCATAATACTTAGGTAAATATAATTTAGTTTTATTTTCACGATATAATGTGTATTTTTTAGGTTCAATATGATCAAACATATGGTTTTGAACTTCTACTGTTAATTCTTTCTTAACTATGTCAAGATCTTTTTCATCATAATATTCTTTTTTAATAGAATATCCTTGTCTAGATAAGGATGTCATTACTTATATTGTTATGTATAATCATTTTTATACGTGTATATAAAAATGATTTCATGTATTTTTTAATATATATAATGAGTGATTTTAAAACAGATAAGTATGAATTAGAAGATGTAGAAAAAACCTCATCTATAATATCTAATAATTTAGATATAGAATTTTCAAAATTATCATTAAAAGACAATAAAAATAATATATTGAGTAATAATTTAAAAAAAGTTCATTTAAATGGTGGTTTAATTACAGATAGTGAAAAAATAGATAAGATTCTTAAACTCAATATAGAAGAGTATATTGAAAAATATAATAAAATATTAAAAACTGAATATGGATTAGATGGTAAGTTTGTATTAGAAAAAACTATATCATTATATGATGTCAAAACAATTTATTATAAAACTAATGAATATTGTGATAAAAAAGATAAAACGGTTTATATGAAACCAGATGGAGGTATAGTATTTTATGTAAAAAATGACATCAAACAAGCAATTCTTATTTGCGAAGCTAAAAATCAAGGAACAAATGATATAAAGTTTGTGAAAAAAGATAAAAAACAAGCACTTGGAAATGCGATAGAAAGAGCTGCTAAAAATATAAGAATGTCAGAAATGCTTTTTGATATTCTTAGTATTTTTCCATATATTATTTTTTGTGCTGGTTGTGATTTTCATCATACTGAATCTATAAGTAAAAGACTTGAAGCAATGAATTATGGTGTTCCAAATAATTATATTGAAATTACTAATAAAGAATCAAATGAAAAAATAAAAGATTTTAATATAGATTTTATAAAGAAACGTAATAAAAATATAGCTACAATACTAATAAAAGCACATAAATATGATAAATTACCAAATGGAAGTTCAAATTGGACTACTGAAGATGTTGTAGTAATTCTAGATAAAGCATTTTTGATTATTCTTCAAGAACTGAAATCAAATACATTATTTCAATAACTTTGATATTTCTATTTTGCAAATTACGTGAACCTTTATAAGCATCATATTTAATTTCATATTTTTTTACAACATATTTTTTAAATATAATATCCCAATCTGATAATTTTATAATTCCTTCATTATTATATGATAATAAGATATATTTAGCTTTTTTTAATCCTTCTTCTAATAATTCATTAATAGCATTTATAGCACTTTCACGTGAATTAAAATCAGATTTATTCCAGTTTTTTGGAATACCTGATATAGAAGATATATTATCTGTTATTTTATTTAAAGCAATAATATTTAACATAAAATAATTACTACCATATGGATGTTGATTATATGGTGGATCCAAATATAATATATCTATATCATTATTAACTATTTTAATAATATCATTTATATTTCCATTATAACATTCAGATTCAATAATTTCATCACTCCATATAGGACATTCTAATACTATATTTTTTAAGATTCTTGATAAAGCATTTTTACCTTTACCACCAAAACAACCAATACCTTTATTTTTATGAAAACCTTTAAATACTCCTGATGTATTAGTATTAATACTTGCTTTAATTAGCAAAGGTGTTATACAATATGGGAACAATTCTTCATCAACATTTTCTTCAATATACTGACGTAAAGTATCAATAATTAAGGCATTTTCTCTAGTATAAAAACATCTTTCATTAGGTTTAATATCAGTAGTATTTTTTGGTGCATAATTTTCACATATTATACCTTCAATATATGGACCATTTTCAGCTATTTCATTCATATTATGAATATGTAATTTTATTTTTTCAACTTGTATATCATTTGGTTTTGACATAAAACATTTAGCCATTAAATATGCATAATATTCCATATCATTTAAATACATTTTATTACATATTGATGATAATCCTCTGGATACAACAGAAGATCCTGCAAATCCATCACAAAAAACAATTTTATCTTTTTCTAATATATTATCTTTAACATCACTAACAATTTCAAATATTTTAGGAATTAATTTTCTTTTATTACCAATACAAGTAAGCATATTTTGGTATATAAACGCATCCATTTGATATTTTATCATATTTAAATCATTTTTATATACATAAAATAAATGCCTTATTTATTTTCATATGGATCTAATAATATAACGCAATTATCTCAGAGACTTAAAAGAAACATATTAAAATCTGAAATTATACCAGCATATATTGAAGATTATACGAGAATATTTTGTTTTTATTCATCAAAGTGGAATGGTAGTGTAGCTTCAATTTATCCAGATAAACATAAATTAGTATTTGGATCTTTAATTATGTTAAATGAAAAAGAATTACGTAAATTAGATAAGTTTGAAACAAATTATACTAGGAAAATGATTAAAGTTAATGATAATTATTTTAATAAAATTAATGCACACGTATATATATGTAATGATACTAAGTTTGTTAAAGAACCTTCTGTAGAATATTTAAATAATATTAAAAAAAACATATATGAAAGTTGGAAAATAAAAACTAAAATAGTTCCTATTTATATAAAAA